ATTTTCTAGAAACGCACCGTTGTATATTCCAGACGTAAAATAAAATTACATAAATTGAAAAAAATAATTCAATGGCTTACGGGTGGCGTTATCAAAGAAGTTGGTGACGTCATCGATAAGCTTACAACCACAAAAGAGGAAAAACTGCTAATTAAAAAGCAAATCCAAGAAATAATGGATAAAGCTAATGCAGAGGCAGAGAGTCAAATAACAAGGCGTTGGGAAAGTGATATGAAATCAGATTCATGGCTTTCTAAAAACACACGACCTATGGCTTTAATATTTTTATCGTTTATGGCTATAGCTCTTATATGGGTAGATAGTCATCATGAGATATCTTTTACGGTAGAACAAGAGTGGATTGAATTATTAAAACAGTTACTTACAACTGTTTATATAGCTTACTTTGGATCACGAGGTGTGGAAAAGTTCAAATCTATAAGTAATAATAAATAGTAAGAGTATTAATTAAATTAAATAAAATCAAATGAAGAAAACAATATTGATATTTTTTGTGTTGTTTAGTAGCTTTTTAAGCGCGCAAACTGAAACATTATTACTAGAAGGTGAATGGGAGTCAAGCAAAACGTCTTACAATTGTATTATAACGGTTGGTAATCACAATGAACTTGATAGAGTCAAAACTATTCATAATGTTAGTTATGAAAAAAATATGGTTTTGTTAGAGGAAATAAAGTTTCAAGATAGATACAAAGTTATAACAACCCATACAAATAAAGCAAATGGACATACGGTTGAATCGACGTATGTTTTAATTAACCCAAACATTTTATCTAGACAGTTTAAGGGAGATTCAAACATGCATATAATATATAATAGAGTAAAAAAGCAATTAAATTAAATTAAATTATGAGTAAAGTAAAAGAAATGAAAGTAAACAAGATTACAGAAAAGCAATTAAAAACTGTAACTGAGCAACAAACAAAGATGAATGATTTGTTGAGACATATAGGTTTATTAGATGTGCAAAAACTAAATGCACATGCAGCCATTAAAGAAGTAACTGTAAAGATAGACGAAACAAAGAAGGAATTAGAAGAGCAGTATGGCCAAGTCAATATAGATTTGAAAGACGGTTCTTATACTGACATCGAACAGGAAGATGACAAATAATATTAGAAAAATTAGTATTGGGTCTGACTACAAAAACGATGCTATGCATTACTCTGTAGGACAACAAGTATATGGTGGTCATGAGATATCGCATATACTTTTTGAAGGCTCAGACAATTCTTATAATATACACATAAAGAAAAACAACGATATATTGCCGTGGAAGAAGTTTAACTCTAACATGGCTATATCCGTTGAGTACGATTTGGAATACTAATGAAAAGCTTATACGACTTTATAGTTAGACCAGTTGGAAACGAATACGACAATGAAATAGAAATAGGCGATAAAAAAATAATACTTAATACTAAAATAGAAAGCTTTAAGTTTGTTAATAATATCGCTGAGGTTGTAGAAGTTCCTAAAGCGTTTAAAACACCTATAAGTAAAGGTGATTTAATAATTATACATCACAATGTTTTTCGTACGTTTTACGATATGAAAGGTGTTAAAAAGAAAAGTAGATCATCATTTATTGATGGCTTGTATTTTTGTGCGCTAGATCAAGTATATCTTTATAAGAAAAAAGACAAATGGAACTCTATAAATAGTAGATGTTTTATAAAACCACTAGCTAATAAAGACGGTTTAGAGGTTAGTAAAGAGAAAAAACTTATTGGTATACTTAAAATAGGTAATAGCTCTTTAGAGGCTCTAGGAATAAACGAGGGTGACACCGTAGGCTACACGCCTTATGGTGAATATGACTTTATTGTAGACAAAGAGCGATTGTATTGTATGAAATCAAATGATATTGTAATTAAGTATGGAGATCAACAAAACCAAAAGGAATATAATCCAAGCTGGGCAAGTAGCAGTTGAAGAATTAATAAAAGTAGCTAAAGAAGCTATTGTTGATTCAGACGATGATATATCGGCAGACAGATTAAAAAATGCAGCAGCTACTAAGAAGTTAGCTATATTTGATGCTTTTGAAATATTAAATAGAATACAGGAAGAAGAAGACTTGTTAAATGAGAAACCTAAAAAAGTTAAAGAAGAAACAGCTTTTAAGGGTTTTGCTGAAGGTAGATCTAAATAATGTACGAGCAAACTTTATACAAAGTATTAAAAAACTATGTTGATTCTAAAACTTTAAATCACAAGAACAAGCATAAGAAATGGGAATACGGTTACAATGAGGATTACGATATAATAGTAATAAGTAAGACTGGCCAGATAGGAAAAGTGTATGAAATACAAAACCTTAAAATAGCTTTACCAAAAGAAAATGAAGTCGTAAAATTCGAAAACAATAAGTGGAATTATTCTGAATACCCCAAGGAATTAAAGAAAATTAAATCTGTATTCGACTGGGAAGAGTACCCTTTGGATTTTAAAGAAAAATGGTATGACTATATTGACAAAGAATTTATTAGGCGTGAAGAAGGTTTTTGGTTTATTAACAAAGACGTTCCTACTTATATCACTGGTACTCATTACATGTACTTGCAGTGGTCCAAAATTGATGTTGGGAAACCAGACTTTAGGGAATCAAATAGATTATTCTACATATTTTGGGAGGCATGCAAAGCAGATGCCAGGTCTTATGGAATGTGTTATCTTAAAAACCGTAGGTCAGGATTCTCATTTATGTCCTCAGCTGAGTCGGTCAACCTTGCTACAATATCCACGGATTCACGGTTCGGCATATTGTCCAAATCTGGTCCCGATGCTAAAAAGATGTTCACAGATAAGGTGGTACCAATTTCCGTTAACTATCCCTTCTTTTTCAAACCGATCCAGGACGGTATGGATAGGCCAAAGACCGAGCTCGCGTACAGGGTACCCGCGTCAAAATTCACCCGTAGAAAGCTTGATGCCAATACGAAGGTACAAGAAATTACCGGTCTTGACACCACCATCGACTGGAAGAATACCGGTGACAACTCCTACGATGGGGAAAAACTTAAACTCCTCGTCCACGATGAATCGGGGAAATGGGAAAGGCCGAACAACATCCTCAACAACTGGAGGGTCACAAAAACAACATTAAGATTAGGTAGTAAAGTTATAGGTAAGTGTATGATGGGAAGTACATCAAACGCTTTAGATAAAGGAGGAGATAATTTTAAAAAACTATATAACGCTTCAGATGTTACAAAAAGAAACGCCAATGGGCAGACTAGCTCGGGATTATATTCTTTGTTCATACCTATGGAGTGGAACTACGAAGGATACATTGATTCTTATGGCGTACCTGTCTTCGATACACCAAAGAAAGCTGTAAAAGATCCTCATGGTTCTGATATAAAGCTAGGTGTAATTGAGTACTGGCAAAACGAAGTAAATGGCTTAAAAGAAGACCAAGATGGTTTAAACGAATTTTACCGTCAGTTTCCAAGAACGGAAGAGCACGCATTTAGAGACGAGGCTAAATCATCTTTATTTAATCTTACTAAAATATATCAACAAGTAGATTGGAATGCTGATTTAAAAAACAGCGGAATAATAACACAAGGTAATTTTCAATGGGTTAACGGCATAAAAGATACTAAAGTTGTTTTTATGCCTAGTAAGCAAGGTAGATTTTTTGTATCTTGGATACCATCTGTTGAAATGCAAAATAGTGTTATAAAGAAAAACGGACTTAAATGGCCTGGCAATGATTACATGGGAGCTTTTGGTTGTGACAGTTACGATATATCTGGAACTGTAGACAGAAGAGGATCTAATGGAGCTTTACATGGTTTGACTAAGTTTAACATGGATAATGTTCCATCAAATCATTTTTTCCTAGAATATATATCTAGACCTCAAACAGCTGAAATATTTTTTGAAGATGTATTAATGGCTTGTGTTTTTTATGGTATGCCAATACTTGCTGAAAACAACAAACCTAGACTGTTGTATTATTTTAAACGTAGAGGTTATAGAGGTTACTCTATAAATAGACCAGATAAAAAATATAGTAAATTATCAACCACAGAGAGAGAAATAGGTGGAATACCAAACTCTAGTGAAGATATAAAGCAAGCTCACGCAGCGGCAATAGAATCTTATATAGAACACCATGTTGGTTTAAAAGATGATGGTAATTATGGTGATGTTTATTTCCAAAGAACTCTTGAAGATTGGGCTAAATTTAATATAAATAATAGAACATCTCATGATGCGTCTATAAGCTCAGGCTTAGCTATTATGGCTTGCAATAAAAACAAGTATAAACCAAACCCGACATTCAAAAGACCTTCTTACAATTTAGGTTTTAAAAGATATAATAACAAAGGTACATTGTCAAAAATAATTGAATAAATGAAAATATATACTAATTCAAATAGCG